CGGCCAGCTGGGCCAGGGCAGCCCCCTCGGCCTCGGACAGCCAGCCGTTGACGTCGTCGGGGAAGCGCCAGCCCTCGGGGGCGTCAGGAATCACGCGCGGCGGCACCAGGCTTTCCGTGCGGTACTCGCGGTCCACCGTCCAGTCGCCCCAGACGTGCGTGTTGGCGAAGTCCACCTCGCCGCGGTGCCTGGCGCTGATCAGACAGGTGGCGCCAACATGCAGACCCAGGGCGTGCCATTGCCGCGAGGCGTTCCAGTCCTCCGGCTCGACATCGACCTTGTAACCCTTCTCCAGGTCGAAACTGATCCGGTCGTTGATCGTGAAGCAGAACCGTGAGGCCCAGGCCGGATCGAAGCGGCACACCCAGCAGCCGGTGTTGACCAGCAGCACATCGTCCGGCCGGCCCAGGTCCGCCGCCGTGAAGGTGTCCGGCAGGCGCCGGACCTCACGCATGGTCAGCCGGCCCTCCAGCGCGAAGGGGTCGCTGCCCTCCTTCGCCAGCGCCGTCGAGGTCAGCCCGTGCATGTCCTTGATGGGGATGACCACGGACAGCACATCGAGGCTGTTGCGCTCCAGCTCCTCCACCAGCCGGTCCAGCCAGAAGTCCTCCACGCTCACATCGGCGTGCAACATGGCGAAGTAATCGACCCGCTTTCCCTGCCAGGCCGACTGCAGCGCCCAGCACCAGTGGACGTTGAAGTTGCAGGCCAGCAAGCTGCCCTGGTCGTAGTTGAGATGCACCTCCAGCCCGCCGCGCGTGGAGCGATAGAATCCCCGTGCGGCGCCGGCAGCAACGGCGCCGTAGGAAGGCATCGACAGGTAAGCGACCGGCTGAGTCATTTCGTGGTCCCGTGCTGGTCCTTCGGAGGAGCCTTCTTCGGAGGCGGCTCGCTCAGGATGGCGTGATGCTCGGCCGCCGACTGCGTCTCGGGCACCCCGGACGCCTCCTGCACGGGTGCCGGCAGGACGTCGTGGGCCTCGTCGAAGTAGCGCGCGATGCCGGCGGCGAGCAGCTGCCGGCCCACCCCGAAGGGCACCGACACGATGGCGCCCTTCTTCTGGGGGGGATGGTCCTTCAGGAAAACGATGGTGCTCATGTTCGCCTCGCTTACTTCTTGCCGCCGAGCTTCGCCTGCAGCTCGGCAATGGTTCGGTGCGCCTGGTCCAGCTCGGTCTGCAGCCGGGTCACTTCCAGCTCGTGGTCCTTCTGCTGCTTGCGATGGGCCGTCCGCGCCTCGTTCTCGACGTGCTGCAGCGCCTCGGCATGGAAGGCGTTCAGGCGCTGGATCTCGGCGGCGTGCTGCTCGCCGGAAGCCGGCGCCCCCAGCAGCGGCTTCTGAGGGACCGGCCCGGTCAGATACTCGCCGAGGCCCTTCTCCACCAGCTCCCGGCCGACGCCAAAGGGGAAGCTGTGCACCTCGCCCTTTTTCTTGTCGCCCTGGTCCTTCAGAAGTCGGATGCTGCTCATGCTCGTGACCTCGCGGTCCTCTGATACCTGCCCTGACGCGGCACCCGGAAGGGCGCCTCCCGCGTCTTCTTCAGGGCGACGTAAATCATCGTGCTCCGGGGGCCATCGGGGGCGGCGAAGGTCCAGGTCTGGGCATAAAGCACCTCGTAGTCGTTGGCCCGTGCCAGGTCCCGGAAGAAGCACGGCTGGTAGCTGTAGAAGCCGTGGTCCTCCCAGCCCTGCCACGGCGCCGCGTGGACCATCAGGCCGCCCTGGACGCAATGATCGTGGATCGTCGTCATCAGCTGCCGCTGGTCGAACACATGCTCCGACGTGCCGGTGTTGATGACGATGTCGAAGTCCTCGTCCAGCCGCAGCGGCTCGTTCAGGTCGTGAACCAGGGCATCGACCCCGTGCAGGTCCACGGCGACGATCCGCGAGAAGCCAAGCGTCCGGGCATACCACGCCCGGGCCACGGCGAAGGAATCCTCACCCTCACACCCGTCGGGGACGGGCGACTCCCCCCACCAGTTCGCCTGACCGATCTCCAGGACCCGCGGCGCCGACGGAACCTGGCCCGCCCTGGCCAGCTCCGCCCACATCGAGACATCGGCCTTCGTGAGTGCCATCCTGTCCCCGAATAAAGGACGAACCGGATCTGTTTACGCTGATCCCTTGAGCTTAACGGCCGCACGGTACTCCTGGAGCCCCACGCCGAAGTCAAAGAACGCCCGAAAACTGATTCCGAGTCGATCAAAATCGAACTGATTTGTCTCGACGGTCGGGGTATCGGCTCCATTGAGGAACGCGACCTCGATGGCAGCCACGTTGTTGGGGTCGGCGAGCAGATACCACGCAGTCGTCGAGGCGGCGTCGAGGTAGACGCTGGAGACGGTGCGGTAGCGGCCGAAGAAGACGTTCTGCTGCGGGCCGCTCGCGGGCGTGGTGCCGACGACGAGGCCCTGGCTGCCCATCAGCTGGAGGCCGGTGTTGTACAGGCTGGCCGGCGTCAGCAGGATGGCCGGCAGAATGCCCAGCGGCGTGCCGTCGGGCTTGGTCTGGAGGCGGAACATCGTCTCGGCGTTGTTGAGGCCGGCCAGGGACAGGACAGAGTCCGTCGCGCCGTCGTCGTAGTTGGCCTTGCTCTTGTCGGTGTTAAAAAACGCGGTGTCGGCCAGCCACACGCCCCAGAAAATCTCGTTGAGCGAGTCGCCGGCGCCGCGCCCCAGTTCCTGTACAGCGCCAGAAAATGCGTTCAGGTCATCGTTGATGATGTCACGACGGTCCAGGCCCAGGATCTTGCCGTAGGTCTCGACCTGGTTGGTGTAGGTCAGCTCCGACAGCGTACCGTGATGAAGCTCGCCGGCCGGCGGCACCTTCTCGAACTTGTTGGCGCCGGTGAGCCGGTAGGTGCTCATCTGCTTGAAGTCGTTGGCGGGGCGGATGCGGGCAATCTGCCGCCAGGCTTGCTCGGTGTAGAGGAAGCTGGACGCGAGGAACTTGTTGGCGACGTTGCTGAGGATGCCCGGGACGCTGATCGTCGAGGACACACCCTCGGCGCGGAAGCCGTAGTAGTCGCCCTCGCTGTGCTGGGTGAAGGCCGCGCGGCAGAGCGCCTGGATGTCGCGGCAGCTGCCGCGATAGCCGTTGTTGCGCTCGGCAGCCAGGGCCAGCAGCTCCTGCAGGCCGATGCCCCGGCGGAAGCGCGTGTGCGCCGCCTGCAGCGTCTCCGGGGCAAACTTCTTTTCGACCTCGGGAAGGCGATGGCTCATGCAGATGGCCGCCTCCAGCAGGCCCTCGTTCATCTGCTGCTGGGAGGGCGGCGTCAGGACCATCGGCCCCAGGGCGCGGTCGGCCCGCAAGAGCGCCAGGTCGAAGGCGCGCTGGTCGGTCTTCTGGTCGGCGATGGCCGCCTCGCCGAGCTGGCGGAGCTGCTTGACCTTGTCCGGGTTGCCACGCTGCCGCTCGCAGGCGGCGACGGTGGCCTCGCGGATGTAGGTGATCCGCTGGTTTTCCTGCTCGATGGCGGCGATCTTCTGGGAGAAGCCGCCGTCGCTGGCCAGCGGCGGCGGCGTGTCCGGCGCGGGCGGGGGGTTGGGGTTGGTGTCGGCCTTCCAGGCCGCCTCCAGATGGCGCCGCTGACTGTCGCTGAGCGCCTGGCCGTCGTAGTTGTTCGCCGCTAGCCACTCTGCGAAGTTCATCGGCTGACCCTCAAAAAAAAACGGGAAATCGTGCACTGCACGACCCCCGAATGGGTCAGCGAGTATGTCGGCCTCTCCCGGGTAATTAAGCCGGTTCAGCCCCGTCCGCGGGTCGTGCACATGCACGACTCCCCTTCTGTTACCCCCTCATGCGCATCGGCAATCCGCCGAGCGATTGCGTCTTATCAAGACCCAGCGCCTTGCGGTGAGCCGCCAGGTGCGCGATCACGGCCGGGCTTGCCTTCTGCCCGCTGCGCCCGCCCATCGCGGCCGACCACGCAGCAGCCAGGCCGCCCGTATGAAGCAAAAGGTCGCCGGTGGTCCAGACGCCGTTGTCGTCCTTGCCGCCGGCGTTCTGCACGAAATGATGAGGGTACGACCAGCTGGATTTCTTGTCGGCGCCGTCGCCGTGGTCGGCGAAGGCCAGCATGGGCAGCGCCGTCTTGTCCACGCTGCCCCAGTCCGGCTCGGACTTCGCCGTGTCGCTGTTGTGCGTGAAGACCAGGAGGATGTCGAGGTCCACGCCCAGCATCGGCAGGCCACCGATCATTCCCGGCTGCATCGGCATCTTCTTCTTCATCAGCCGCATCATCTCGTCCATCGTCTGGCTGAGTGGCTGGATGCCGTCGATCAGCTTCGCCGCCTTCGCGGCCGTCGCCGTCATGGCGCCGCCGTGGCTGACCTCCATGATCTGCTGATCGCTGAGATGTCGTCCCTCCTGGACGGCACTGCGGAAACTGCCGTGGACGCCGTTGACGAGCGACTGCACATGCGCGGCCTGCTCGTCCGTCACCTTCGTCCCCGGCACGCCCAGGCCCTTCAGGTGGCCCGTGGCGAAGACCAGGGTGCGGACGCCTTCCTTCTCGGCCGCTGCGGAGAGGTCCTGGATCACCTGGTAGGTGCCGATGGAGCCGACCATCGCCGTCGGGCCGCTGGCGTAAATCCTGGTGGCATTGACTCCTGCCCAGTAGGCCGCACTGGCTCCGGTGTCGTCAATGTGGGTGATGACCGGCTTCTGAGCACGCGCCGCCTTCACATCCTGGGCCAGGGCGTCCGTACCGGCGACCGTGCCGCCGGGCGAGTCGATGGCCAGGACGATGCCGCCAACGTCCGGGTCGGCTGTGGCCTGCCGGATGTCCCGGCGAGCCTGGACGGTGCTCGTGCCACCGAGGCTGCTGGCCCCTTTCATGAGCAGACCCGTGAGCCGGACCAGGGCAATGGACTTGCCGTCGCCTGCAGGCGTCTTCTCCAGGGCGCTTTTGATGGGTTCGTTCTGATGGGAGAGCTCGGCGAGGTGGGCGGCCATGTCCATCGACCGCGCCAGCCGGAACAGGTGCGCGGCGGCAGCGGATTCGAGAGCCCACGCGCCGACGTAATCGGTGAGCCGGGCAAAGTAGGGCAGCTGCAGGGGCTCAAATAACAGTGCGCTCAAGGCTTGCGGCCTCGTCGAGTTCCGGTCTCAGAAGAGACTGACTCTAGCCCAGGCAGGGCGAACAAGTCAAATCGGTCGGAACCTGTCAAATCCGAAAGGCGCTCGAATTCCTCCCGGACCAGGAGCGAGGCGGCCCGCCGGGGGGCGCGCTTTATCTCGAAGGCGACCGGGTAAATCACCAGCCGCAGCCGCAGGGGCAGCAGGGGCAGGACGTAGGCGAGGGGCTGGCGCCGGGGCTGGGGCGGGACCAGGGCACCGCCGCCGGGGGGCAGGATAATGACCGGGGGAACCACGGCGGCGCCCCAGGTCTCGCCCCACGAATCACCCCAGCAGTCGGCCCAGGCGCTGCTCATTGGGAAAAGACTGACCGTACTTGTCCTTATGCGGCATGGACATTTCCGGTCAGCCCCTAGCCGCAACGCACATGGTTTAGGGAACTGGCCGCCAGGTATTGCCGGGTACGCCGAGGCCCTGGACCTCCACGTCGTTGACCCGCTTGATGTCGGCCGACGCCTCGCCGATGGCACTGATCTCCAGCAGCGAAAGGTTAGCCGGCATCGTGTAGTAGGTGGCCGGCACGACCACCACGCCTCCCGTTGCCGACTTGCCGCTGAAACGCAGCTTGGCGGCGTCGGTCTCTGCCTGGGCCAGGTCAAGGAGGTAATCCCCTGGCGCCTTGACGGAGTCCGCCTCCGTCGCCGACGTGTCGGCCAGAACCGTGACGGTCCCGTCGTCCTTGCTAACGTAGGCGGTGAGGTTGGCGGCATCGCCGGTCTTCGGCAGTCCCGTGGCAGCGTCGAAGGCGAACAGGGTCAACTTCTGGCCGGCAATGTTTCGGTACACATCGACCTCGCCATCAGGGCCTCGATAATAGTACAGCCACGAATGGAAAACACTACCACTATAACCGAGGACAGTGATTTGCCAGGAGGCTGTGCCGCTGCCCGTCGCGTCCGCGAGGCCCTCCCCGGAGACACTGAAGGAAACGGCGGCCAGGCCCGTGGTCACGCCGGGCTGGGAGGACTCGCCCAGGGCCAGCACCGAAAACGACGCAGCCCCGTCCCCGATCGCGTCCGCCTGGCCCGCGCCGGCGACCGTGATGCTGAAGGTCGAGACACCCGCACCCGTCGCATCAGCCAGGCCCACGCCCGCAAGCGTGAAGGATACCGAAGAAGCACCGGCAGTTATGGCATCTGCCAGGCCCTCGCCCGTGACCGTGATGCTGAAGGTTGAAGCGCCGTCACCCGTCGCATCGGCCAGCCCCACGCCTGCCGTCGTGACCGTGAAGGTCGAGTCGCCGGCCCCGGTGGCGTCGGCCTGGCCAGTGCCCGTGGCCGTGATCGTGAAGCTGCTGCTGCCGGTGCTTTCTGTTTCCGAGGCCCCCGTCGCCGTGACCGTGAAGGTACTGACACCGTCGCCGGTCGCATCAGCCAGCCCCACACCGACTGTCGTGAGGCTGAAGGCCGAGGCGCCGTCGCCCGTCACGTCGGCCTGGCCAGCGCCCGTTGTCGCAAGCGTGAAGGTTGAGGCCCCATCACCCGTTGCGTCTACCAGCCCAACGCCGGTTGTCGCAAGCGTGAAGGTCGAAGCACCAGCCCCGATGAAGTCGGCCAACCCCACGCCAACGGGCGTGACCGTGAAGGTAGAGGTTCCGTCGCCCGTGGCGTCTGCGGCTCCGACCCCTGTTGCTGTGAGCGTGAAGCTGCTGGCGCCAGTGCCCGTGGCGTCTGCCAGGCCCACGCCAGCCGTCGTGAGGCTGAAAGTCGAGGCGCCCGTGCCGGCGAAGTCTGCGGCTCCGACCCCGGTGGCCGTCAGCGTGAAGGTACTGCTGCCCGCCCCCGTTGCATCCGCCAGGCCCACGCCCGCCGGCGTGAAGGACACGGAAACCGCGCCGACGCCGATGGCATCCGCCAGGCCCACGCCGGTGGTGGTGCAGGAGAAGGAGGCAGCACCGACGCCGATGGCATCTGCGAGGCCAATGCCCGCCGTCGTGATCGAGAAGGTGGAAGCGCCGGCACCGATGGCATCGGCGAGACCGACGCCCGTCGCAGCAATCGAGAAGCTACAGGACCCAGCCCCCGTGACGACCGCGGCGCCGGCCAGCGTGGAGACCGGCAGCTCGGAGACAGCGCCGTGGCCGAGCATTAGTTGAGCATCTCCAGCTGGGAGTTACTGCAACTGATCGTGTTCACATTCGAGCTGGTCGTGGTAACGCAGTCCACCAGATTCGTCACGGTGGAATCAAAGCCGCTGCTGACCGCCGTGTTCACCATCTGCCAGGTCGTGTAGGACGTCGTCGCACTCGACGGCGTGGCCGGAGCGTACTCCAGCAGCCCCTGGGCAAAGACATTGGCCGACGTGCCGCTACCCACGGCCCGCACGGTGAAGACACAATTCAGGTGCCAGGGCCGGCCAGCCAGCGAAATGGTCGGCGTTAGCGCCGTGGTTGAGGCGATGACCACGCTGCCGATTTTCACCTGCCAGTTGATCGTTCCCGGCGTGCCGCTGGTGGTGATGAAACCCCAGCACTCCAGCCGAAACATCTTGCCCACGAGCAGGTGGCTGGCCCCCAGCGTGTAGCTGCCCACCACCGTGCCAATCATGGACTTGGTTTCCGTGGCATTCGTGCTGGCAGCCGTGCTGGAGGTCGTCCCCAGGACACCCGGCAGCATGACCTTCTGGCCAAACTCGTCAAGGAGGCCGAAGCGCTTGAGGGTGCTATCGTAATACAGCCGGGAAAAGCCGGCCGTCGGTGTGGCCGGCGCGGCTTCGACCTGCAATTCCAGGGTCATGTTCACCTCGTCAGGGGCTGATGCGAAGAAAACCAGTCGCGGCGATGGTAATGATAACCCCGGCCACGATCCGGTACGGGAGCGCGAAACTACTGGCGACGTAGTTGGCAGGGATGGTAGCTCCCACGGTGGGCTGAGTATTGACCGACGAGGGGCCATTGGTCGCGTGTGCGCCGCTGCTGACAGATGTATCCACGGTCAGATCGGCCGTGTTGTTGCGTGCGGGCACGGTCAGCGTGCCATTGGCCGCCTGGCCGGTGTCATCGGCTTCAAGGTTCGTGCCACCCAGATACGTCACCTGGCCCAGAAGCGGCACCGCCGCAAAACCGCTCCCGGCTCCGGCGCTGGCACCCAGGGCAATCGTCGGCTGGTTGTAGCCCGCCGTGCCGTGGTTGGTGATGGCGATGTTGGTGACGATGCCGCCAGCGATCGTGTAGGCAAACGTGGCCCCCGTACCGACCCCTGTTCCGTTGTTGCTGATCGTGCCGTCGGTGAAGGTGCCGTTGGAGTACCCGGACCCGCCGCTGGTAAGGCTGATCCCGGTGATATAACCGTTGGCAGTGGCGCCGGCGGCTGGCAGCCAGGTGCCGGTAAGCGTCAGGACCGTGTTGTTCGCCGGAGTGGTCCCCTTCAGCACATAATACTTGACCGCTCCCGGCACCGCCGTCCAGGTGATCTTCAACCAGTTGGCCGTCGTCAACGACGAGGGGCCACTGAAGGTCGTGATGGCCGAGGGCAGCGTGCGAAAACCGTTGACATCCTCCGCAACAATGGCATAGGAATAATTGGTGCCGGAGCCCGTGCCGCCCCCCAGTACCACCGTTGGCGCTGAGGGGGTAGCCAGAGCCTGAAGGCGCGTCTGCCCGCCGAGCAGATGAATACCGTAGAGTGCGGCAATCTGATAACCGACATTGCCACACTGAAAAATAGGCGAGCCGGGCTTCATCGTGTTGTCGAAGATCGTTCCATCATCGAGCGAGTAATTCATGGTGGAACCGTTTTCCACCGTGGGAAACCCTGCTCCGCCCGCCAGCCCGTAGTCCACAATCATGTTGTTGGCGGCAGGACGGTTCAGGCCGATGCCCCGCGACATGACGCCGCCCGGCCCGGGGTTCAGGCCAAAGAAGGCGTTGTTGTTGCAGTAGTTGCGGTCGTTGCTGCCCTTGAACTCAATACCGTAGCCGGTGCCCCCCGCCTGGCGCGACATGCCGATGTCGAAAAAGATCATGTCATCGCCGTACTGGAAGGTGATGCCGTTGCCGTATCCGTACAGGATGTGAAAGTTCTTGAAGGAGCAGTAGGTAGGCGAATTATCAATGCCGCTCGTGGGGATGCCGTCAATCTGCAGGCCGATGCCCGACAGGTTGGGAAAGAGCCACAGGTTCTCGAAGGCGCAGGAGTACACGTCGTCGAGTCCCGTGTAGCCGGCCAGCGCCCGGGCCCCCAGGTCCAGGCAGACGGTCTTGCACTGGCGGATGTAGAGATTGCGGAAGATGCTCTGCTGGGTGGCCTCGATGCGCAGCCCCGTACCGGCGATGCCGTTGCGGCCGTCGAGGTTCATGTCCTCGACAGTCACGCCGAGGACGGGGTTGGTACTCGTCGAGGGCGTGAGCTTGATCATGGTGCCGTTGACGGCGCCGGCCCAGACGAGCGTGGTGCCCTTGGGGATGCTGTTCTGGACGTTGAAGATGTCGCCGGTCGTGCCTGACCCTGTGAGGATGACGGGGCCGCCCAGTGTCAGCGTCGAGGTAATCGTGTACTGCCCCGGAGGGAAGAAAACCCGCCCGCCATTGACCAGGGCCGCAGTGATGGCGGCATTGATGGCTACCGTGTCATCGGTGCCGTAGCTAAAGGGCATCGACGACATGCTCACTGGCGCATTGCCGGAGGCCATCGTCATGTCCTGCACGCCGACATAGGCGGAAAAGGTCGTCACAAACGGCGCACTGATGGTCGTGCTGGCGCCGGTGACGGTGGTGCTGGCGGCGGTGGTCAGGATGACATTGGTGGTGCTGACCACCCAGCCGATGACCACATTGCTGAGCGTGCCGCCCGCGGCCCCGGCACCGGCCACGTTGACCTCGCTGCCGATGTCGGCCGAGGTGAAGGCGCCCGTCGCCGAGGTCAGGGACTTGCTGCCGGAATTGATGGCCCCGTCCGTCACGGTGCGCGTGGTGCCGCCGCCCTGCATGGAGAGCGTTTTACCGACATCCGCAGTGGTGAAGTCAGCCGACCCCGAATGGAAGGTTGCGCTGCCGGACGTAAGGGAGCCGTTCAGGACGATGGTATCACCCCTGGCCCCATACGCCTTGACGTTAAAAACCTGCCCGCCCTTGTCGCAGATCGGAGACTTCAGCAGATTCAGCGTGTCGTCGAAAGAGAAATTGGTATTGTCCTGAGACAGTCGGCCGGAACTGTCTGCGAAGGGAACGGAGGCCGCCGTCAACGGCGTCCCGAACCAGGACGCCGGCGCCGTGACAAACACGTTCTTCGTGCCCGCCCCGAAGCTGACAAGCGCATTGGCGTTGCTGCTGGCCAGGACCGTGGTGCGCGACAGGGTCGTACCCGAGGACGTGTAGGTGCCGAGGCTGACCTCCCAGTTGGTGCCGTCCTCGATGCAGAAGTAGCAGCTGTTGCCGTCCCCAACCACGCTGAAGTCCTGAAAGCCCGTGGCGGCACCCAGCAAGGTGAGTGTCCCGGTCCCGGTGGTGGTACTGCTCGATCTAACCCTGTCGAAGAGATATGGCCCCGCCATCGGCTACCTCGTCAGTCGTTTTACTTCTTCCAGCAGCATGAAGGCCACGCCGAGCAGGTTCTCCGAAATAGGCGCCATGCCGCCCAGCTTCGCCGTGGCGATCAGCTCCAGCTTCGTCTCCACCTCGGCCCAGAACCGCGGCGCCCCGTGCGCCAGGGCGACCTTGTTCCTGGCCACCTGCCGCATGACGGCCAGCTTCAGACGCACGTCCTCGACGGTCATCTACTGACCTCCCCTTGTCAGCGAAGGCCGATACAATGAGCGAGCCGGGCAGGTGTTGTCGCACCTGTCCGGCCCTGACCACAAACCGTCTACAGAGGAGACGCGCTCATGGCTGAATCCAATCGTAGAAACTCCAAGAAACCCGTCAACCACACACTTCTCTGCGACCACACTTGCCCGTACTGGGGCAAGCCACACAAGAACGTCTGGAATGTGAAGTGCGTCTGTGGCGCCAAGGCCATCGCGTGCGGATACTGCCTCGTGGCTGGACGGCTCACGTCGTGCCCGAAGTGCGCAGCAGAGAAGAACTAGAGGTGAACCATGCGCACACGAAAACACGGCCTGGTCAACACCAAGGAATATCGCATCTGGGCCTCCGTTCGCTCTCGCTGCACCAACCCGAAAGTCGTCGGATACAAACGCTGCGGCGGGGCCGGAATAACCATGTGTGAAGCATGGCTCCATTCCTTCGCAGCATTCATCGCCGATGTCGGATTCTGCCCGATCCCTGGCTATCGCCTCGAACGCCTCGACAGAAGCAAGGGCTTCTTCAAGGAAAACGTCGTCTGGAGGAAGTGGTCTGGCCTCAAAACACATGGGCTGTCGTCCTCGAAAATCTACCGCCTCTGGCATGGAATGATGGAGCGCTGCTACGACAAGAACCACGTTCGCTACCACTGCTACGGCGGCGCCAGCGTCAGGGTCCAGGTCTGCAAGCGCTGGCATGACTTCGCCTCTTTCCTGAAGGACATGGGAGAGCGCCCCGAAGGGCTCACCCTTGACCGAATCAACAGTGCCGGCAACTACTCCTGTGGGCACTGCGAGGAATGCCGCACAAATGGCTGGCCAGCAAATGCTCGCTGGGCAGATCAGGAACAACAGGCAAACAACAAAAGCAGTTCCCGCCTCATCACCTACGAAGGAATCACCCTGACGCTGGCTCGCTGGGCCAGACGACTCGGCTTCGAGTACCGGGTACTTCATCATCGCCTGTCGCGTGGCTGGTCCGTCGCCAGAGCCTTCACCACTCCACTCAGGGAATAGTATACTTAACATATAGTCTATGAATAAGACACCTCGTTTGTATTTTGAAGACCTCCCTCGCCCGGCGAGCCAACATGCAGGCTGAGGTAGAGACTCCCCGCAACGGACGATGGTAGCAGGCCGCCAGCATTGCCAATGTTGGCCCATGCAGTGTTGTTGAAAAACAGCGTCAGGAACGCCGTCGCTGCGGCATCGCTCATGCCGTCGGGCGTGACGTTGGACACCTTCGTCGCGGTGGAGAGCTTCGGGGTCACACCTGCGACAACAGAAAGATTCGGAGTTACCGTACCGAAGAAGTCCAGTTCTGTTGCTCCAGACGAGCCAGAACCGACACCGAAGTGCGTAACAGTCCCTCCGGCGCCGCTCGCCATCGCCGGGAACGTCGCCAGCGCAGCCAGCGAGGCATCATTACCAGAAATGGTCCAGCCGGCACCACTGCGAGCGACGGCGACTCTTGCGTAAGCTGCGATAAATCACCTCTCTTTCAACCGATACTCAGGATCATCCGGCCCTCGAAGGGCGCCGTCAGCGTGTCGCCCGCCTCCAGCGCCATCGGCAACCCCGCCTCCCACCAGCAGACGAGGACCTCACCATTGACCAAAACCGCGCCCCGGATGGGTCCCACCCGGCCGGAAGCCGTCCACGTCACCGGATCGCCCTGCAGCTGGGCCACGCCCCGGTCCTCGGTCCAGGACTGGCCGGCGAGGAACTGGCCGCCCCGCTCGTAGCCGTTGCCGTCGGGCAGCTCGACCAGCTCGCCGCGCAGGCGCATGTCCGGCAGGGGCGAGCGGGCAACCAGCAAGAGGCTCAGCGGGTCGGCCTCGAAGTTGTGGACCTTCAATCCCAGGTCCAGCGGGAAGCGGTAAAAGAAGCGCGGGCGGGCCATCAGGCGTGCCCGTTACGAGAGAAACGGAAGCCGCTCTGCTGCACCTGCTGGAAGGTCGGCGCCAGGGCCTCCAGGATGTCCTCGGCCACCGTCTCCTTGACGCCCGCCTCCGACAGCGCCGCCCGCACCGCGTCCTCGGGGCTGCCCAGCGCCGAGCCGCCCGCCCCCGTCCCCGCGGACGGCGGCGCCGCGGAGCCTGGCGGCGCCGGAGGAGCGGCAAGTACGGGATATGGGAGACCGAGTTTTTCCGCCAATTTCTTTTCTCTAGCTAACTGTTTGAATACCTCTTCGTAGCTCTGACCGTATTCCGCGAGCACCTCCGCATAGGTGCTCGTCCCATTCTTCAGCCGGATGTCGTCGGCGGTGGCGTCCTTGTTCTGGTCGATGTTATCGAAGCCGTCGAAGTTCCAGGCCCAGGTCCACTCCTCCAGCGGCGGCAGGTTGGCCGGCACCTCGCCGACCAGCAGCGCCTCGACGACGAACTCCCGGAAGATCGGGTCCATGACGATCAGCCGCAGGTCCGTGTGCCGCTGAATCCTAAGACCTCGCTGGTAGGGTAAGTGGTCTAAACGGCCCGAGGAGAAGTTGTAGCCGGAGGAGTTGCCCGTCACGACGTTGAGCGGTTGGTTGGTCGCGCGGCCGGACTCGTTCAGGATCTCGCGCTTGAACTCCCCGTAGCCGGTCGGCGGGTTCTCGCTTCGGAACTGGGAGGCTTCCCAGCCCTCCGGCAGGGTCAGGAGCGCCCCCCGCACCATCTCGAACATGCTCCAGCTATCAATCGAGGTCGTGGGCTCGTCGGCCTCGGGGGCTGACTTCGTCTTCAGGACGCCGGCCAGCATGGCGGCGAACTCGGCGGCGGTCAGCGCCGCCAGCGTGTAGCGGCGGACCTGGGAGTACAGCGGCAGGGCCGGCGTGATCTCGGGGATGGCACGATGCTGGCCGAAGCGGTCGCGGTTGTACCAGTGGACCACGCGCTCCGCTGGCACGGTGTAGTATTTCAGCGGGTCCATGCCGATGACGAGCAGGTTGCCGGGGTGATTCACGAGGAAGTAGTAGGTCAGCGGCAGGCCGTTGTCGTCGAAAAAGATGCCGTCGATCAGGTGCGGATCGGCCCCCAGGATGAAGGGGGTCGTGCACATCTCCGCCTCGACCCAGCGGACGTAAAGCTGGACGGGGTGCTGCTGCCGGGGGTTGGTCGTGAAGATGCCGAAGCACTCGCCGTCGCGGACGCGCGACCGCTCCGCCGTGCGCAGGTTCATGGCCAGTTGGCTTGCGTCCATCCAGCGGGCGAAGGACGCCTCGACCCGCCGGGCCGCCTCGCCGTCGTCGTCGCCGGGGACGGACAGCTGCAGCCGGGGGCCGGTGCCGATCAGGTCGTCGGCGGCCGAGCGGACGCTGCCCTTGGCGTAGCAGTTGTTGACCGTTTCATACCTTGCCCGGT